GACCGCGAGCAGCAGCAGGCGATGCAGCAGGTTGATCCGGGGGCTTATCAATGAGCGACATCGAGCGTGGCAACCATGCGCGTCGGCTGCTCGAGGACCCGTTGCTTGCGCAGGCGTTCGACCAGGTCGGTGCCGATCTCATGATGCGCTGGCAATCGACAGCGCCCGGCGAGACAGCCCTGAGAGAGCAAATCTGGTCGACGTATGCCTGCCTGGGCGAGGCGCAGCGTGCGCTTAGGACGTGGCTTCAGGACGGCCAGATTGAGCAGGGGTGGCGAGGATGAGGATCTGGCGACTGATCGCAGAAAAGATTGTTTTCCTGAAGTCTCAAATCCAACGATTGAGGGTGCGAAATGGCCGATGAACTGAACCCCGAGGTGCCTGTTGATGCGGCGCCCGTGGATGTTGTGGATGTTGTGGATGCTGCTCCCGCTGAGCCTGTTGTGGCTGAGCCTGAGCCGGTTGCTGCGGCTGACGTTGCCGCGCCTGCTGATGCTACTGGTGCTGTCGCTGACGATACTGTGGGTGGCGATCCTGTGGCAGAAGACGTTGCTGCTGCTGAGCCTGTGACGGCTGAGCCGGTCGCCGTTGCTGAGACGGTTGTCGAGCCTGTTGCTGAAGAGCCTGCAGCAGTCGCTGAAGAGCCTGCAGCGGTCGCAGAGCCTGTCGCCGAGCCGGTGGCTGCCGCCGAGCCCGTTGTCGAGCCGGCAGCGGTCGAGCCGGTGGCTGAAGAGCCTGCGCCTGCCGCCGAGACGGTTGTCGAGCCTGCGCCCGTCGAGCCGGTGGCCGTCGAGCCCGTCGCTGCTGAGCCTGCGGCAGTTGCTGAAGAGCCTGTGGCGGTTGAGCCGGCTGCCGTGGAGCCTGCGCCCGTCGAGCCGGCTGCTGAAGAGCCGGCAGCGGTCGCAGAGCCCGCCGCCGAGCCTGCGGCTGCTGAGCCTGCGGCTGCTGAGCCTGCGGCTGCTGAGCCTGCGGCTGCTGAGCCTGCGCCTGCCGTCGAGCCTGTTGCTGAAGTGCCGGTAGCAGTTGCTGAAGAGCCTGCCGCCGAGCCCGTCGTCGTGCCTGCGGTTGCTGAGCCTGCGCCTGCGCCTTCGGTGACCGCAGCTCTGGAAGACCCGATCGAGCCGCCGTCGCCTGGTGACGACGCCTTGCTGGTCGCTCACGTGCAGTCCGAGCTGGGCAAGTACGACCAGGCGCACGAGGCACTGCTGAAGGACGTCGCAAATCACGCCGCGTCGAACCCGCAGAACGACTACAGCGAGTACGTCTCGATTCTCTCGAATCACTCGCTTGCGATTAAGCGCGAGCGCGCCGCACTCGATTCCGCACTGATCCGCACCACGACGGTTCAGGCATTCGTCGCAGCAGTTAAGCAGAGGTCATAACGCATGGAAGTTCAGGCCAATAACCCCCTCGACGGGGCTGGCGACAGCGGCAGTATCCAGGCCGCTACTACCGCTTTCGAAGCGATCCTGTCGGGCAAGCCTGACGACGAGGAAAGCGCTCAAGAGCAGGCCGCGCCCGAGCAGGACGCGGCTGACGACGTCGCAACCGACGACGATCAGCAAGTCGAGGGCGAAGACGCGCCCGACGACGAAGACGCTGCCGACGACGCCGACGAAGTCGAAGCCGACGAAGACGACGACGAAGAGCCCGCGCAGCAGAAGTTCACCGTGACGATCGACGGCGCGAAGGTCGACGTCGAGTTGCCTGAGCTTCTGTCGGGCTACATGCGCACGGCCGACTACACGCGCAAGTCCCAGGCGAACGCTGCCGCACGTAAAGAGATCGAGGCCCGCGCGGCTGATCTCTATCGGCAGCACGAGGAGTACGCGCAGATCCTGCCGATCCTGCGCGAAAAGATTCAGCAGCAAGCCGAGCAGGAGCCCAACTGGCTTGAGCTTAGCCAAACAGATCCAGACGCCTACATGCGCGAGCGCGCACGGTGGGACGTCAGGCAGCGCCAGCTCCAAGACGTCGAGTCCGAGCAGGCGCGAATCAACGAGATCCAGAGGCAGCAATACGAGCAGTCGATGGGTCTTCGGTTGCAAGAAGAGGGCGAGCGCCTGATCAGCGCGATCCCCAGTTGGAGTGACGGAAAGGTCGCCGAATCTGAGCGTCGAGAAATCCTCGAATACGCGCAGAACAAGCTCGGTTACGGCCGCGAAGAACTCTCCCAAATCTATGACCACCGGGCGGTGGCGACGCTGCGCAAGGCGTGGAAGTTCGACCAGATGATGAGCAAAAAGGACCAGGTCAAGCCGGTCAAAACGGCAACCGCTCCGACGCTCGCGCCTGGCGCCTCACGCGCACAGAGCCGGCCCACAAGCGAACTCACACGAGCAAAACAACGCCTCGCCAAGACAGGCACGGTGCGCGATGCGCAGGCCGTCTTTGAGCGAATGCTTTCAAGATAAGGACTCAATCATGGCAAAAGTTACTAACGCGTTCCTCACATACGATGCCAAGGGCAATCGTGAGGATCTCAGCAATGTCATCTACAACATTGACCCCTACGACACGCCTGTGATGTCGATGCTGGGACGTCGCAATGCGACGAACCCGACGTTCGACTGGCAGACCGAATCTCTGCCCTCAGTGAACCTGAGCAACGCGATGGAAGAGGGCTTCGAGCTTGCACGCACGACCGCCACGCCGACCGTGCGTGCGTCGAACGTCTGCCAGATCAGCAAGCGAGACGCCACTGTCTCCGGCACCCAGCAAAGCGCTGACGCAGCCGGCAAGGCTTCCGAGATGGCTCGCCAGATGAGCCTGTCAAGCAAGGCCCTGAAACGCGACATGGAGTCGATCCTTTGCCAGAACCAGGCGATCAACGTCGGTAACACCACGACCGCACGTACCACTCGCGGCTTTGAGCACTGGCTGACGACTAACACCTCGCGCGGTGCGTCTGGTGCTGCTGCTGCCTCGCCGACTGCTGCCATGACCGACGGCACTCAGCGTGCGATCACTGAGACGATCCTGAAGGCATCGCTGGCGCAGTGCTACGGCAACGGCAGCGAGCCGACCACTGCGGTCGTCGGCCCTTGGGTCAAGCAGGTCATCTCCGGCTTCGCTGGCCGTGCAAGCTCGCAGCAGATCGTGAGCGCCGAGACCATCCTTGGCGCTGCGACTTTGTACGCGAGCGATTTCGGCACGATCAAGATCATGCCGAGCCGCTGGGTTCGCGCCCGCACCGCGCTGTTGATCGATCCGGAATACGCGAAGGTGACGTACTACCGCAATTTCCAGACGACTGACATCGCGAAGATTGGTGATGCAGACACGAAGATGATTTTGGCCGAATGGGGCCTGGAGATGTCGAACCAGGCAGCGCACGGCGCGATCTTCGACCTGGCTACTTCCTAAGCAGCAATGGCGATCAGGCAGATCCTTGATCACCGGGGCGGCATCCTGTCGGAGGTCCATATCGGAGCCGACGGGATTGCCGACCAGGATGCCTACGTCACGACGCAGGACGTTGAGCCTGTCTTGCGTCGTATTCGTGCGATGCGCGAGATGAAGCACGACGAGGAGTTTCGTCCGGTCGCCGAGATCCCGGCCGTGATCGTCGGGCAGTTGATGCGCGAAGGACGCTGGGGCGACCCGGCTGCCATGAGGCGCTGGCTAAACGATCCTGACAATGCGGCCTTTCGGGTTCGTGGCGGGCGGGTATGAACTATTCGTCGCTTCTCTCGAATGTCGCGGACTTCCTGAACCGACAGGATCTGACCGCCGTCATCCCGACCTTCGTTGAACTCGCCGAGGCGAACTTCAACCGGACGCTGCGCACGCGGTCGATGGTCAAGCGTGCGACTGCTGACATTGATGGGCAGTTCACTGCGCTGCCCGACGACTGGCTCGAGGCGATCAATGTGCAGATCACGACGAACCGGGTCTGGCCGTTGCAGGCACTTAGTCCCGAGCTGGCTGATGAGCTGCGCGGCGGCTCTTCTGGTGTCGTCAAGAATTACGTGATCGTGGGCGAGTCGATCGAGATGATCCCGCCGCCTGACGCTGACTCGCAGGCGTCGATCGAGATGATCTATTACGGGCGCATCCCTGCGCTCTCGAGCACGAACCAGACGAACTGGCTGATCCAGTCATCGCCTGATCTTTACCTGCATGGTGCGCTGATTCAGGCGGCACCTTACCTGCGTGACGACGAGCGCCTCGCGACCTGGGGCAGCTTGTATGCGCGCTCTCTGGCCGACCTGCAAGACGCTGAGTCGCGTGCGATGTACAGCGGCTCGACGCTCGTCTCGCGCGTCAGCAGACCCTACAACTAAGGACATAAACGATGGCAACCGGCGATATCAAATGGTTTGCTCAGGGTCTGCATGACCTCGGCAGCAAGCTCCACAACCTCGCGACCGACGCGCTCAAGCTCGGTCTGATTACCAGCACTGTGACCCCTACGGTGGCGGCGGCTGTGCCGCACTTTGGTGGCACTGGCAGCACGAACTACGCGACCAACCAGGTCACCGCCGGCACTGCTTACACCGCAGGCGGGCCGACGCTTTCATCGGTGACGTGGACGGTCGT